AAGAAGATACGTATTACCACTGGCAATACTCGTTGGTTTAAATCCTACCAGATTTACTTTACCTGTGGAAGGAATATATTCACCTACATTATCCTGTGCAATATTTCCAGCTTGTGTTAGAATTCTCAGTTTAGTAGAATCTAGTTTATTAGAAATATTACACAAAGTTCCGTTAAATGTAAAGAAGTCACTAGTAATAACCGCATTTGTGCCATTGGGTTCAGCGAGTTCATTAGTATAAGAAATTTCATAGTCGGCTGACACAATCTGACTTGTATTAGTATTCACAATAGGAGTAAATCTAGACTCTAATTGAATAGTTACATCAGAAGATAAGATAGCAGGATCAGCATCATCAATAACTGTGGTTAATTTAGATTTTCTAAACACGTCATTGAATTTACCCAGATTATTAGTAAAGAACTCTGAAATTCTACTTTTAACTACATTTTCCAAGCTTTGAGGAGTTCTGTTTGTCAAAGATTCATCGTATCTAATATCAGTGGTAACATTAACATATGTAAATGTTGGATCTACAAACTCCATTCCGACAGAGATAACCGATAGATTATCAGTAATGTCATCTCGAATAGTATTTTGAATCAAAGTCTTCTGTGTAGTTTCAACATCATCTTCAAAGATCAATGATACCATTACTTTACCGTATTTGGCAGGAACGTTATCCTCACCGCCCCAGGCGTTTACTGATTTAATACCAGGAACTCTGGACTGAATGATTGTTCTGTAATCACTTGATGTTACCAGTCTAGAACCAGTCAGCAGATTCAAAGGTGCATTATTTCTGATAGACTCAATTGATTCTTTCTCAGCACCAAAAGCAGCTCTAGATACGGTTGTAACAATCAATGGATAGGACTGTGCGTTTACTTCAATCTGGTTTGTAGGAGTAAATACGTTGGCTGTGTTTGCAGCCACACCACTGGCCGCCAGGTATTGTGCTCTGATGATATTTCCTGGTACAGGTGCTGTACCCGTAGACTGACCATCACTAAAACTAATCTCATAAAAACCATTGTATGTTTCTACAGGTAAGAATAGTTTTGTATCATCATTATACTCTTTAATGTCGCTGCTTCTCTCGTAGATCTCAAACTCGGTGGAACTGATAGAGTCAAAAACTGTAACAACGAGTGTCGACAAGTCCAGGTTTTTATCTGGAATTACATAGACTTGTCTTTCTTGAGCATCGGCGCATCTGAAGTTTCTGGTCTTGAGTACACCTTCAGAGATGCTAATATCTTTATCACCTGACTTTACCTCAAAGGTATAGATTCCTGTACCTGTTCTATCATAACCGATGTACTCATCTAACGTATAGAAGGTATAGGACACGCCATCAACTACAGATGTAAATGAGGAAAACTGTGGAAGTGTAATTGTTGAAGGCTTGGGAGAAACACTAGCCAGATTTACCGAAAGATTAACCGTTGCCTTTGCACCTGTCTTAGAACGTGGAATATAGCCCAAGTTCAACGCGTGATTAATCATACTGGATCTTGTCTGAGCTGTCGACAAGAAAGACTCATTCAAACCAAAGTTTGCCAACAAAGCATTTTTATGTGAGTTATAGGCAAGCAGATCCATTAATACGGAAAGTCCGGATCCGTCAAAGTCAAAGTCAGCAAACTCAGTTTGACCAGCCAGATAATTCTTCATACTAGTTTTTAGATTATTAAAATCCAGTGTGCTAGTATGGATAGTTTGCTTTGTTGTAGATGGCATCGTTATTTAATCCTCGTAAGAGAGGTCGTGAGTACAACAACCTCTTCTGTAGAAATTATTCTAAATTGTACCGTTATCTTTAAATCATTTGCATCTATATTATTATTAACCTGAACGTCTAATACTTCGGCTCTGGGCTCATAGTTTTGAATCGCAAGCTTAACATCTTTTTGAATCTCCTTTGTATATGAAGGATCATTCAATTCAAAAAGATATGAGTTTAGATTGGCACCAAAGAAAAAGTCGAACGGTTTCTCACCATAGTTAGTTAACAGAATAGTACGAATGGACTGTTTGACGGCCGCAGCATCAGTTTTCTTGAAAATATCTCCTGACGGTTTAGTATCTAACGTTAGATCTATATCAGAATAATTTTCAGGTTTGCTAGCAACAATAGTGGAAGTACTATTGATGTTCTTATCTTCGATTGCAAAACTACGTCTGACTGCCATTGTACTTTTTTACCTTATTTAAAATTTATTTATACGCTACATTCAGCTATAGCGTTATCAATCAGTAGTTTAAAGTTAAATTCGGTTGAAACTTTACGAGCAAATGATCCAGTAAAGTTCTCAGCAATCTCAGGCATGGTTACTACGATTTGAGCCGTAAAGTCTACACTCGGATCCACTGTATCATAGCTCATAATAAGCTTATTAAACAAGTGATTGTCTTTCCAGTAAGCGGCTAACTCAAATGTTTTCTCAGGAGCATTATTACCTGCCTGATCAATAACCTCAAAGACGCAGGCTCTGCCTTTTGAAGCCAGCTCTTTGATTCCACCGGATGTTAAGGTCTCGGTTGTTTCTGGCAGATACAAACCTTCGGTCACTGAGATGGAATAGTCAGTACCGAATCGATCTCTTAGATTCATAAAGCCGGTCATCATCAGACCAAACATATAGTAATGACGGGCCAATCTTTTTCTGTCATCTAGATTGGGAAAATCATTTAACGTAGCTTGAGCAAGAGATTGCGTAGCTACAAACCTACCAAGAGGAATCCCTCTCCCGAGTTTCGTACCTGAACCAATATCAGTCTTATTCATCGGGTTGAACTGTTTCTCAGGTAAAACCCTGGAGATTTGTAAGCTCTCTTTGTATTTGCTCTTAGGCGCAGAACCCTGGCCAAACTGTCTTGTGCCAAATTTAGCTTTGGGTTCAGAGTTGATGATTCTCTTGATATCACCCGGCTGTGTGGTTTTAAAGTTAGAATTAAGAACTCCCAATGAAATACAGAACGAGACGAACAAATCATCTTGCCTGTTATTGGGCTCTCTTAATTTAGAACGAGCCTCTCTGGCTGTAATACTGTCTCTACGAATAATCATTATGGCACCAGATCATATGCGCTAGCAGTTGAAGTTGTCGATTTGTTTTCACCGAGTATTTCCAGTTCTCTCAGATCGATATTTTGTAAAATCTTATTATCTGGATCAACGTCTACATTCAGAATGCCTTTGTCGGATCTTTCTAGAGTATCCTTGACCATTGCAGACGTGGCAGAAGTCAGGGACTGTGGCGTTCCTACAGTACCTGTGGGAGACGTTCCTCCAGTTCCTCCAGCTCCAGGATACGAGGCAGCTGACACAGCTTGTTGTGCGTTAACTGCTGTTTCTGATTTTACTGCTTCTGCTGAAATTCCAGTAAAGAAGTCACCGTCAAAAGCTCTGCCTTTGTAAGTGTCACCAGTATACATCATATTGACACCACCAATCTGTCCCTCAGGTGCAATAATAGCCAAGTCCTCTGCGGTTGCATTCAGTTCAGGAGCTGCGATATCGATTCTGGTTTTAGATGATAGGTGTGTGGACTCTGACGTAGCGTATTCTGCTTTACCATCTGTTAATACCGCCAAATCTCCCTTAGTAATAATATTGGCGCTTTCCAGTGAGATTCTACTGGAGTTTTTAGTAATAGACTCAGATAAGTTTCCAACGATGGTACTGATCTTATCAGCCTCAACGGTCTCATGTTTACCTTGGCCAATTGTTTCAATGTACTTACCATCTACTTCCAGAATAAAGTTTTTGTCAACTCTCAGTTTGTAATCACCGGTAACGTGCATTTTCAAGTCACCTTCATATGTGATATCACCATTACCTCTGACATAGACAGTAAAGTCATCACCAACAACCTGAACCATCTTATCATGCGCATTCAAGACGACTAATCCATCTGCATGGAATTCCATACCGGATCCTACTGTATGGACGACAGATACTCGTTCCTCGCCTGGAGTATCATCCAGTTCGATTCTATGGCCGCTGGAGGTCTCTGTAACTTTATTGTATGGATACTGTGGGTTTGCTTCGGTTGGGAACAATGAACCGCCTTTAACGGATCCACCACCCATTTTCAACTTTGGTTCCCATTCACCTCTAGCTGCTTTGTTTGTGGTTGCCTGATTGAAGTATTCTTTTCTAGGGTAGTTCTTGAAAGGATCTTTGAATCCTGTTGTATCAGGAGTTACTAACTGATCGTTTCTTTGTGACGTGGTACCTTCAGTTCTATTATCCGTGGTGGAGTTTACATCGTCCTCACCCTCTTCTGCCAACTCAGCTCTTCTAACAGCCTCAGCCAAATCAGCACGATCTCCATCATTGACCAAAGCCAAGATATCATCGGAAACTTCAGACTCTTTGGTAATCATAATTCTAATCAGTTGTTCTTGATCGGAAGATGATAAATCACTGATTCTATCGCTTAAGGTAAACCCGGCTGCTTTTACATAGCCTGGGTAACTGGCATTAGTACCGTATGGATCGTTATCGGCTCCAGGAGGTGCATACTTGCTGAGCATTTCTGAAATGGTATAGTTACCATATTCTTTTAGAACTAATTGCTTTTGAGCATTAAAACCAGCCTGCATCGATGGAAAGATATAGTTGCCATCATAGTCAACACCCAAAGCACCTTGTTCAATCGCAGCCTTAGCAGTTCCCGTCAGGTTGCCAGGGTTATTGTTACGGAATGCTCTGTCACCGGTAAACGTCTTGGTTGTACCGTCAGAAAGAACTACTGTTGTACTTCTGTTTTTACCACTGGATGAAACGATACTGGTATATGCAAGATTTCCTGCCATGTTATTGTCTCTCTAAAATCTCATCAATTGATAAGGCACCTGAGGATCTGGTTTCCTCAACGGTTTGAATGTTTTCTTTACCGAAGCTTTTTCTAACATATCTAACCACGTCGAAGTTAGGGTCGGATCTTCTATCAGGATCTATATCATTGTGACCAAAGGCTTGTCCACCAGGATGTACCGTATAGAAAGCTCTCATGAAAGCCTTAAAAGTATTCCATTGCTCAGGTCTAAACGTAGTCGAACTCCTTTGTGTGCCTCTTCTGGCAGATGAACCCACCAGACCACCGACAAAGGCAATACCGATTGAAAACGGATTATGTCCTTTCAAGACATGTGCACCTTGTACGGATATTGGTCGGGCAACCTGTAAATCGCCGTTTCTTAAAATCAATAGATGATATCCAACATCCTTAAAGCCTCTGTCGGTTACATGCCATTTATAAATGTCATCGTAATCAACTGGTTGGTTTTCATAGGTATCTGTATGATGCACCACGACCTCAGTGATCTCTCTAGTACAAGATCTGATATAAGCTTCCATTTCTTCATATGTTTTGAGAATAGTTTTACTAGGTACATTTTTCATGTCGATAGTTTCTACCGTGGAAAGTCCAAACAGATCCGACTTGGAGTCTAGAACAATATTATCTTCTAACTTTTCAGTATCTGTCAGATCTCCAAGAATCGTTCCGGTGTTAACTTTCTTTGAAGCTATGTTAGCCTCTAGTCTTTTCTCTGCTTCATCAATACTAGAAGTAGCATCATTTAACAATCCTTTTAGTGTAGATCTGTCGGAAGTGCCGTCAAAAACTTTTTCTGAAAAATCAGTGATATTATCCCTGAACACTTTATTGGTAAAATTCTTATCTGGATCTTGGTTAACAGCTCTAGTTACTGCAGCCTTGGCGCCATCGGTTGTCACTGCTGTAACGATTCTATTCAGGTTAGCTGAAGATCTAGGAGTTTTATAGAAAGTATTTGCATCTGAGTTGAGTGGGGATTTTACAAAACTACCAAAGTTAGTAACATTAGATCCTACTGTACCAATACTAAATCTTCTAACAAGGTCTCCTTGACTATTATATCGTTCGTCTGCCACAAACTCAACGTCAATACCTTCTTTGTTTTTTCCTCGAATAGCATCAAGCGATGAGTTTCTAAGTCTATCAAACTGAGATTTAGCAAACCCTACAGCAGAGTTTACTTTATTAACAAAGCTACTAATACCTCGTGCAACCGATATTGCCGTTGTTGCTAACTGTAAAGCAGTAAGAATCATTGACCAAACCTCTCTAAAGCATCATATGAATAAGACTTTTTAATCTTGGCAAGATCTTGTGAATCCGATTTGCGCAGATACTCTTTGGTAAAAATATCAATGGCCTCCTCAATAGACTTTGCCTTGGCCAGCTTTCCAGAGTTTAATTCAGGCTTGGTCTTCAGTTCGTGAAGAACATATAGAATCTGTGTGTTGATCTTATAAGGATCTAATTTGTTTGCAGAACAATACTCAAAAAACTGCTGTAGTCTCTCACCTGACCAACCAACGATTCCAAACTTTTGTGTTTGTGCCATTACGAAAGTCCCTCCACGTCAGATTCTAAAAATGTTTGTAAATCCGGATTTAAGTTTAGATTAGACTCAATTGCCAGTGAACCAACTACGGCAGCTGCTACGGTATCATTGAATCCATTGTCAACAAATCCGTTGAAAGTCTTCTCGGCGTTACTTGCACCTCTAAGCTCTTGACCAAACTCCACGTCGCCGTGTACGGCGCCAGGTAAAGTCTGTAAAGGATTAATGTTTTCCTGAGGAAGTTCCATCTTGGGAAGCGTTCCCATGATTAAAGGATTCTGAGAAGTCTCACCATCCATAAATACACCAAAAACCCAAGCTCCCTGCTCGATGCCGGTTGGAGATCTGCCAACACCAGATATACCTCCCTCGGTGGCTGATACCATAATGGTTGCCCATGGAAGATCATCTGTTGGAATATCTGTTAAGAAAGGTGAATGAATACCAAAGGCTCTGACCCTAACTCTCCCAAGTTTAAGAGGGTCATTCATATTATCTTCGACGATTCCAATGAACCATCTAATGTTATCTCCGTAAAAGACGCTCATTAGATTACATTGATCCTTTCATTACTTAAACTTTTCTTATTATCATATTTAGTAACATTCATAGTGACATGATATTGGTCGGATTTAAATGTGTGTCTTATACCAAATACTAGATATTGGCCGGTCAATTTCTTGTCAGCAAGAGTATTCAAATTGACCCCAGCTTCATTCATTGGTGTGATATTCTTAGGAACATAAACATTAATCTTCTTACCTAGCACTCTACCAGCGGTCATAAAGTAAAATCCAGGAATTGTCATATCAAACTGAGATTTGGTAAGTAGCGCTTTTAAGGAACGAGATTCTGCTTTTTTCATATGATTGTCAATTACTATTTCTTCATTTAAACTATTAATGTTATTGAATATGTTTGTAGTGGTAATCTGTGAGTTTAAAGAAGAAACACCTTCATGATACTGTTTGGAATTGGCTGTGAAATTATCATCATAGTTTAGTGTTCCGTTTGGTGTAGGCATTTTAGGAACACTTTCAGTAAATCTATATCTGAGCTCAGTGGGAATATCTTTATTAGTATCCAACCACAGATATTGTGATCCAAATACATCATTCCTCATGAGATTAATAATATCTTCATTGTTTGACATTGACATTGTGACGATTTGTTTTGCTGCATCAAACATATCACCTCTGGTATCGGCACTGACATTTAGGTATTTAAACTCTACATTTGAAAGAGCCATAGTACTTAACATTGTTTCCAAAGATTCCAGTCTTAAGGAATCTTCATATAGTGTTGAATACAGATAAAATGGAGATCCATTTGAAGTCGACATTCTTCTTGTTAAAGTTCGTGCAGCTTCCAATGGACTCTGTGTATATGGCATCAAATAACGAATAGCATCTTGTGAAGAGGTCTCAGTAATTAACTCTTTTGATAACTGATCCGTAATAATATTAGAAACAATACTCTCTAGTTTACCTTCATACGACTTACTAATCCTGGTCATTTCTGAAGTAACGGCGTGCTCTTCAGTGAAATTCAGCATAATGACTGCTGAAGCATCATTACCTTTGGAGTATCTGTCAACGCCGGTGATAATAAAGCTTTTCTTGAGAAATTCGGTTTTATCAACATTATATAATGTAAATGAAATGATTTCCTGCCCCAAGAAATTAATATGATTGAATATATTACTTGAGTCGGCAATAAGAATACTGCCGGTGATAAAAGGCGAGGCTAGATTTTCATAGAAAACCGTTTCAATCATTCGATTGCCAACGTTAATCTCTCGGAACCGGCCTGAATTACAACTAATAATTACTTTTTGAACTCCACCGTGATCGTATGGAGATGTAAAGTCTACCATATTACGAGCTCGCAGTTGTGGATGTATACGATCCTAAACCTTGCTGACCACTACTAACAGCGACCACTGGTTCTTCAGCTTCAGTATCTAAGATAATAGAGTTGAACGCATCGATAACGTCTTCAATAACACTTGGCTTGATGACTTTTAACTGAAGCTTTCTATCATTCTCTTCTTTGACTCTTTCCAAGAATGTAACTGGAGTCAGAATAGAAGGAGCCACAGTGTTAAAGTTTTCTGTGATATAATCATCGAACTCAGTTGTATAAAAGTCTTGAGCGGCTTTTTCAGTCGTGAATGTGTCTGTAGCATCAAAAGTACTGACGCCGTCTGTGATGGATCCTGCTGACTCATACGCGGTTATATTGTGATAAAGCTGATATTCTGCAGCGCTGGTATTATAGTAGTACAAACCAATAATAGTATTTGCAATTCTATCGCCATCAGTATCAATAAGTCTATACAGCTTTACCTCACGAACTTCTTCATTCAATCCCTTTGCTGCATTGGCCAAAGATTGGGTGTCATAGATATCATCTAGATTATACGCTGTTGTAGATGTATTGTACAACAAAAACTTTGTCTGAGTACTAACTACATCTGCAAACAACGAGTTGACATTGAAATACTCACCAGCTGCGTTCTCAAAGTGGTGTGTGGCATTATATTCTTTTGTTGTACTAGTTTTGATAATTTGATTATTATCAGCATCAAGCAGTACTTCGCCTGCAATAAAATCCGCAGCACTAGTTTTATCGTAAATTAGCTGGTTAAGATCTAATCTTTTTTCTTGTACTAAACCGGTAGCACCTGAGGTCAATCCTCTAAAGGTTGTGCCTTTTTTAAAGACATTACTCAGATTACTACTTGTGACAATAACGTCATGCGAGTAATCGTATTTTGCTTTTTCTTCGACTTCTCTACTACTTAACGGCCAGCCATGAAGTCTAATGTCGTCATTTAGAAGATAGAATGTCCAGTAATAATCTGTAGTTCCATATAAGTCATGCGAAACCTGATCCGGTCTATCTCCGTCTTGAATATTATAATAGGTATAAGAAGCAATATCGTCTTTTACTTGATCTAAGATATCAATATAGACGTTTAAATTTGTAAACTGTACAGGTCTTACCTTGTTCCCAAAGTAATAATCGATCTGAGGAAAGTTCTTAAAATAAGACATTAGAATCCCTTCTCAATATCATCTCTAACAAGGTTGTGTTCTTCCTGATACGACATTGAAATAGAAGTCTGAGTAAACTTTCCATCGTGATGGAATGATGTGGTTTCTCCATTATATGTCGTATTGAATGATGTCAGATAGCACGGTAAGATTTTGGGAGCAACCTCTGTATTTCCATAAAATAATTCAATTTCGAAAATTGTAGGAAATTTAAATGCACTAATAATATCTCCACCTAAAGTAGCCGGATACATGTGGTATCTAAAAAACTTTACGATCTTTTCAATTTCAGAAGCTTCGGCCGATGACGTCGGAAGCATATTAAAATTAAAGTTAAAACCTCTAAGATTTACATTTCTGAACATTGAGTAAGTATGAGTCCTCGGAACTTGAGCGGTGCCGATCATTGCACCAAATTTAGTTCCAGTTACAGTTCCTAATGCTTTAGCGAATGTTCCAGCAGCCAATTCACCGGCATCCGCACGACCAGCTCCAAACTCTTCAGAAACAGATCCGCTGACGGCCCGTAAAAGTGTTTGTATTTTTTGACCTATACCACCGTTAACTTGTGTAAACGCTTGTGCGCCTCCTTTAACTGCAAAATTGGCAGCATTTAGTTCGGCATTTTCATACTGCATCTCATCAGCAAAATTAAGTCCAGGAGGTAAAGCCAATTCTACTGTTGCGAGTCTACGTACTTTTGGAGTAATTTTTTTAATTTCTTGTGAAATATCTTCAATATCACCAAAAACATCTGGCCCCGTCGAGGCCGGTGAAGGCGGAGTATCAATTGTTCTTTCAAGTGCAGTAAATGTTATTTTTCCTGGATATTTTTCAGACGCCAATCCATTATTATCTTCATATGGATAGCGGTATATATTGCGCTTATTTCTGGAAGATGACCTTATTGTAGCTTGAGGCATGTACTGTTCCTGAATAAATACATATTGGTTTAAATTATTTATATGGCTTTCATGAAAACTTACAAAGGTAGATACAAGATAAAAAAACCAGAGAAGTATTCAGGAGATCATACTCAGGTTATTTATCGATCATATTGGGAAAAGTTTGCATTTATGTGGTGCGAGAATCAGAGTCAAATCAAATCATGGTGCTCTGAAGAAACTGTTATCCCGTACATCAGTGCGGTTGACAACAAAGCACATAGATACTTTGTGGACTTGAAGATCAAGACTTCGGATAATAGAACTATCCTGGTTGAGATCAAACCAAAGAAACAAACCAAGCCTCCGGCTGGTAAAAGAAAAACAAAACGGTATATTACCGAGTCATTAGAGTATGTTCGTAATCAATGCAAGTGGAAAGCAGCCCAAGAATACTGTCTGGACCGAGGCTGGGAGTTTCAAATCTGGACAGAGGATACATTAAGACAAATGGGAATGAAGGTATAAATGGCAAGCTTATTCGATAAGTTAGAACTGGAAGCGTTTCGTGCCGGTATTACACCACGATCACGCCAATCCATGGCATGGTTTCGTAGAAAAGCATCCCAATTAAAACCAAGTCGATCAGGACTTCTCAAAGATCCGTCACTGACTTTGGCTAATAGACCTGCTATTGGCGGCATGTTTATGTATTTCTATGATCCAAAGACTAAAGACACATTGCCTTATTACGACAGGTTTCCATTAACTATTATGGTAGGACCTGCTCCAAAAGGATTCTATGGTTTAAACCTGCACTATTTGCCATTAGATATTAGAGCAAGATTCTTAGATTCGCTGCTTGACACTATAAATAATAAACGATATGATGAGACTACAAGATTTAGAGTATCATACGACATGTTGAACAGAGCATCTAAGCTTAGAGCGTTTAAACCTTGTTTCAAGAGATATTTGACTTCTAATATTAGATCCAGACTTGCCCGTGTTGATGCTCCTGAGTGGGAGATTGCAACATTCTTACCGACTGCTGACTTTGAGAAAGCTTCGAGCAGAACAGTGTACAGAGATTCTAGAAGAAAGATGGTAGCTTAATGGCGAGTATTGAAACATTAAAATCAAACATTGCTAGAGGTTTTGCCAAAGCAAACCGGTTTGAAGTACAACTGCCACCTTTAAACAGCATTCCTAAAATTACAACTAGTAGTATCATTGACTTTATTACAGGTGAACAAAACATTTCGTTCGATCTGGGTGGAGTAATCGACACCGTTGCAGATGTAGTTCCTGAGTTTTTGATTGATGCTGCACTACAAAGAGTTGGCATTGAGAGAACTGCAGTTCCTCCTCAAGACCTTGGTACTATACCAGGCCTTTCGTTTGGACCTAGGATTGATCTGGATGAGTCTAGAAGAACTTCTTTGTTCTGTACGTCCGTCAACATGCCCGGTAGACAGATGACAACAACAGACAGAAGTATCGGTATGGTCACACAGGCGATGCCATACGGATTTGTCAATGATGAAGTACAAATGGTCTTTAGACTTGATCAAGACTATACTGCATACAGATATTTTTGGGAATGGCAAACCAGAATTCTAAATCCCAATAACTTTGAGATGGGATATAAAAAAGAATACGCCAGAGACGTGACAATCTCCCAGCTCAGTCAAGAAGATGATAGCACAGTCTATAAGGTAAAACTGAGGGATGCTTTCCCCAGAACCGTTAATGCCATTCAGCTGGCAGACGCAAATAGTAACGTTATCACTGAATTGACCGTAGATATAGCATACACCTATTGGGAACCGGAAAACGTCAATCAGATTATTGGCGGCAAAAACACACCACAGATTCTTAGAACCTTGGGTGAAAGAGTAGTTGAAGCATTTAATTAATATTATTTTGGAGTAAATTATGTTACCAAAACTTAATGATACCATGCAATATACCATGGTAATTCCTTCACAGATGAAAGAAGTCAAATTCAGACCGTATCTTGTGAAGGAAGAAAAGACAATGATGTTGGCACTTGAGTCAAATGACGCCAGACTTGTCTTAGATACTATTGCATCTACGGTGGAAAGTTGTCTGATTGACTATGAAGGTAGTGTCAGAAAGCTGACGACCTTTGATATTGAATATATGTTCTTACAGATTCGTTCTAAGTCTGTCGGTGAATCTGTTGAGTTAAACGTTTCATGTCAGGAATGTCAACATACTCAGCAGCACACCTTGGAGTTTGATAAGATCAAACCTCCTGTTGTAAACAAAAAGCTAAAGACCCTAATCGAGATCACTGATACGATTAAGATTCAGATGAAATATCCGTCATATGTGGATCTGATGAACAGTACCTCAGGTGAAGTCTCAGGATCTGAGAATGAAAAAGCGCTTTCGACTATATTCAGTGCAATCATCTCCTGTATCGACTATATCATGGTAAACGATGAGGAAAAGATCTCGGCTGAAGATTACACATATGATCAACTGGTGGAATTCATTGAACAGTTTACGTCCGCTCAGTTCAACAAACTAAAAGAGTTTATTGTTTCAGTTCCAAACCTAGAACATGCAGTTAAATGGAAATGCGGAAGCTGCGGTCATAATAATGAAGTCGTAATGAGAGGAACTACTGATTTTTTTCAATAAGTCTCTCCCATAATGATATGATTAATTATTTTAAAACCAATTTCCACCTGATGCAACATCATAAATACTCTTTAGGCGAAATTGAAAATATGGTACCTTGGGAAAGAGACATCTATATCATGTTGTTAAACGACCATCTAGAACAAGAATTAGATAGACAAAAGCAACAACAACAAAGAAGATAGCGAATGACCACCTTAGAAGACGTCATTGTCCAGTTACAAACCAACTCAGATAATACAGTTGCAGCTACTGAAGCTTCGACTGAAAGTATCGTTGGTTCTTTTCAATCTAACTTTACCACGCTTATCGACACGATCAGGGGTGATAGTTTAGATAAACTGGAAGCTACACGAGAAGCCAATAGAGCTGCACGCCAAGGTGCACCTGGAGCAGGTGGACTGTTGGCCGGTGCTGGTGCTGGGGCAGGCGGACTTCTGGGTGGACTCGGAGGTCTTTTAGGAGGTTTGGGCGGTATTGGTGCAGGCGCTGGCGGTTTAGGTGCCGGTTTAGGTGTACTACTCGGTGGTGCTGGAATCGGTGGTGGAGCTTTACTTGCTGGAGGTGGTATTGGTTTAGCCGGTTTAGCAGCTCTTTTATTGTCTATTAATAATTTAGATGGTAAAAAAGTTCGTGCCAATGTCAATGAGATCCTTGCTATTAAGGATGACGTTGATGGTGTAGGAGATGTTGCAGCTGTAGGAATTACACTTGGTGCTTTAGGTGCAGGATTAATTGCATTCTCCGCAGGTTCTGCACTAGCTTCTGTTTCTTCTGGAATGGCCGAAGGTGTAGAACTATTCACTAAAAGCAATTGGGCTGAAACAGTAAAACAAAATGTATTGACTCTACTTTCTATTGGCGATGAGTTTCGTTTAGGTGAATTACAAGTGTTAGCTGAAAGCGGTCCGCTCGCTTTAGCTCTAGGAGGCCTTGGAATAGGCCTCGCCGCGTTTGCTGTAGGTGAAGGACTAGCAGCTAGTTCCCAAGCTATTTCACATTCAGTTGAAATGTTTACTGGACAAAATTGGGCAGAGTCTGTCAAGAATAATGTATTGACACTTTTATCGATCGGCGACTCTTTTAAAGGCGGTGAAGTTCAGGCTGCATTTGAAAGCGGAGCATTAGCAGTAGCATTAGGAGCTTTGGGAGCTGGATTAGTTGCTTTTTCCGTAGGTGAAGGAGCGGCTGCAGCTGCTGGGGCAATGTCGGGTGCTTTAGAATTATTCACTGGACAAAACTGGGCAGAGTCTGTAAAACAAAATGTACTGACGCTTCTCTCTATTGATGATGCTTTAGGTGGCACACTCAATATGTTGGGTGAAACAGCGCTTTTCACCGGAGCAATGACAGCAATTTCTGCTGGCTTAGTAGCTTTTGCGGTCGGTCAGGGTGCCAATCAAATGACTCAAACCTTGGATTTATTTGGTGAAAATGGATTTGCTCAAACAATTAAAGATAATGTAGTCACGCTTCTTTCAATTAACGAATTAGCAGATGAAGGTCAAGCTCTTGAGTTCTTGGAAGCAATGACATCGATGAGCGCAGGACTTGCTTTATTTTCTGGGGCTCGGTTGTTTGAAGGTCTGGTCACTGCTGGTAAAAACATTTTAAACTTTTTTAGTGGCGGTGATAAAAGTGCTATTGGTCAAGTAATGAAGCTGGCTGAGTCATCAGATGATATTGAAAAGGCATCTGATGGATTACAATCGATGTCTGATGCTTTAACTAGGTTTGCTGCTATTGATTTCAATGTAAAAGATGCTGACTTTACAGGACTAACTAGAAACATTCAAAAAGCAGTACCGCTGATTCAAAGTCTAGCAACTGGTGAATCTAAGCTTTTGGGAAAAGACATTCCATCTATTTTTGACCCAAGTTTGCGTTTAGATGAAATGGTTGTTGAAATTGGTAAGATTCGTGCAATATTAGGTGCTTCTGTAGAAATTAGTACTGTGGCTCCAAACCAAGTTTCTATTCCTGCAGATCAATTGAATGCTACTCAGAATCGGACTATTCAAGCACAAGCAGCCAATGTATTTAACAATGTTATAACTGATGCATCTGTTAATACTCAATCTACAAATACTATTGTTAATGGTTCTAGTCAAACAGCAAGCGTGTATGACGAGAGAATGAGAATAATGTCTGGTTGAGGCGGATACTAAAAAACCCCCTAACCGAAGCTAGGGGGTTTGTGAAATTAGTCTTCGTTAGCCAGCTTAGAGAAGTACGACATGGTGTCGTCATCGTCGTCAGAACCGCTTGTGTCTTGTTGTGGCGCCGCTGAGACGGCTTCAACAGTCTTCATTGGCGCTGACTCAGCTGTCATAGACAGGTCCTCACGTTGCTGAGTAGTCATTGACATATCATTACCCAAAACGGTATCTAGGCG